TCATACTACACCAAGTAAATCTCTAAGTTCCAAACGAAAACAAAGATAATGCCAAGCAGTAATAAAATGATTAAGTCTTTAGGTTCTCTCATTGTTTCTCCTTTTTAGTAAAAGAATACTAAACAATCTAAAGTGATAAAGCAAGTAGTTTAGTGATTGTTAGTTATTTAATAGTGTAATAGCTTCGTAAAAACTGTCTTTTGAGTTTATGTTTTTCATAAGAGAGTCTTTGAAAGTAACTTTGGTTCTTTTGCTGTTCTCAAATATTTTAAATATTATGGTGTTGTATTCCAGACAGTAAAAGGCATAAAGATCAACCATGCCTTTTTTATAATCTCTGATTTTTGTATTAGCACCTCTACGCATGTCAAAGCACCAATTAACTCTTTTGTGAGTCTTATGGCACATTTTTTTTAAAGCAACAGTTTTTACCTGGCACTTATACATGGTGTCATCTATTTCAAAGATTATGTCGGCATGACTGCCATGTGGTAGAACGTGAACTGTATCGCTTTCTAAGCTCAGAAAACTAGCCACAGCGTACTCGCCTGCACGGCCTGTTCTTTCTGTGGCTCTGGACATTTTAAATTATTTTAAAAGTTTATTAAGTTTCTCCAAATCTTTTAATTCTTTTTTATTTAATTCTTGCTCTGTACTTGGTGTTAAAGCTCTTGCTCCTCTAATGGTAGGAACAATAGGAAATGTACTTAGTGGTTGTCCTAATCTTTGCGCTTGACCAATTTTTAATGCTGTTTCTCCAACCAATCTTGGTGATTGAAATGGCAAACCAAGTAAAGCAGTTGGTTCAACAAAAGCACCATAAGCTGCTGCGCTACCGCCTACAGCTCTTTGCAATCCTCTTGGTGCTATCTCACTCAATGCTTGTCCAGATAAATCAGGTAACAATTCAGAATCTAATTTGTTAAGTAACTCTAATCTATTACCATAAGCTGTATTGACATTGTTTCTCATGGTTGATTGTAATTTTCTTAATGTTGTACCTGCTGCGCCTTTCTTGTTAAGAGATAACTCTTTTACTAATTCTTTTTCTAGTCTTAAGGCTTCTTCATATGGTTTCATTACATCATTATATTCAGGTACTTGTTTTAAAATTTGTGATTTTATTTTGTTTCTTAAATCAGCGACAACTCTTGCTTCTTGCGATGCTTGAGCTTGTAAAGGATATAAATCATCAACATTTCTTTTTAAAATATCTAAACCTTCGGCTGTATGAAAAGCAGGATCGCTAAACTCATCAACTACATTTTTAAGTTCGGTAATTTTATTCATTGTTGGCTTAGAATATTTTGCAACATCTGCCTTTGATCCTTTTGGCTTATATTTAGATTTAGAAATAATATTATTAATTGCTTCATTTATGGGTTTAAAATCAATAGACTTTTCTGCTAATGTTAATTCATCAATGCCTTTTGTATATGCAGCTGCTCTAGTAGAACCCATTTCTTTTAAAGCATCAAAAGCTCTAGTTGCAACATCCATTTGATCAGCTTGTCCTCTTAAATTTTCTATAAATCTAGCTTGTGCTTGCCCACCCTCTAAGCCTGCTTTTCTTGCTTGAGTTATAGCTTCCCCACCTACTCCAGTTGTTGTTCCTAATATTTCTCTAGCAGCGACACTTAATGGTTGAGCTGTAGCTGATAATCCTTTAGCTAATCCAGTTACAGGATCTATATATGTACCAACCTTAGATGCAACTGTTCCAGCTTTTTCTAAAACTGGCACTTTTGTTGCTAAAGCTCCACCGCCTGAAAATATGATAGACACATCTGCTAAAAAACCAGCAGGATCTTTTGCAAATGTTTGTTTTATATTATCTAAACCGCCATATCTATCTGCAAAATATTTGCCTACAGCTTTAGCTGTTTGCTCACTAGGTTGTTCGCCTGGTATGGCTAGTTCTACGACACCCTTCCCTAATTCAAAAATAGATTTAGCAGTTGTTACTGGATTTATTATGGTATTAACAATATCTGCTCCAAGTTTGTAAGTGCTTGAAGGTAAATTTTGCACCGCTTGTAAAAGAATTGGTTTTTCTTTTTTAGGCGCTTTATCTACAGCTTTTTCAATTTCATCAATTTTTTTTAATTCTTTTAATAAAGACATTTTATTACTTGGTTTCTTTATCGAGTTCTTGTGCAAATCTTAAAATTGTTTGTCTTTCTTCTGGAGTGTTAGCTTCTTTATATCTATTTAAAATTTGTTCTTTGTCTAACTGTCTAAATTCATCAAAATAAACTGAGTCTAAAATATCATTAAAAGAAGATGGTTCTTGTTTAAAGCCAGCCAATGTTCCATTTTCATCATAATAATTGATAGCATCTTGCTTTGATTTGTATATAGATTTTATTTTTGCATTTAATCTTTGCAATCTAGGTTTGTTAAATTCTTCTGACAAACTTAGATTAAATGTTGCTGCAACAAGTCTTTTACCCTCATTTTCTGTAAATTGTGGCCCTAAAGTAGCTCTTAAAGATTGATAAACAATATCATTTATTTCATCCAAAAAACCTGTTGCTTCTGGAAAAACATATGGTCTTAATACTTCAGGAGTAAGTCCAATATCAGCTCCAGAAACATTTTCTTGATCTGTAGCTAATCTTGCTAGTTTATTATCTAAATTAACAATATTTGATTCTGCTTGTTGTTTTTCTCCAAATTGCCAAGCATTAAAAGTTTTAGAAAACGCTTCGTCTGTCTTTTTTTGTCCTGGAGTTAGGTCTAATCCACCAGGAGATTTTCCTATTCTTTTTGATTCTTCGAGTTTTCTTGCGGCATCAGGATCAAATCTAAGAGCGCCTTGAATGGCTAAAAATTTGTTTCTTTCAATTTCAGGCAAGGTTAGTAAATATTGAAAATTCTTTTGTGCAGCAGTTAATGATGATGTTTCAGTTTTTAAATCTCTAGGATCTTTTCCTTGCAAACCTAAACCAAGACTTTGTACAGCAGTTAAAAATTTATTAAAACCTTCTTTCGGCTTTGCTCTTTGTTCTTGTTGTTCTTGTTGTACTCTTTGTTGTTGTGCAAGCAAGTCTGCTTCGTTTTGTTGCCTTAATAATTCTGATTGTTGTAATAAACCTGAATTATTTGTGCTAGAAGAAGTGTTTAATAAATTAAACGCTTGTTGTTCTGTAAGATTGTCAAAAATACTCATGGTGTTGATGGCCCAAGTAATCCTTTAAAAAATTCAGTTCCGCCAGTTAAAGCCTTTCCAACATCTTCAGCATTAATTCGAAATGCTTTAGTTCTGCTATCTCTACCTAGAACAGCAGGAGATATTTGTCCTGAAGCTGCTTGTAAAAGTCCTAATTGGCGTAATGGAAAGTCAAGTTCTCTTTCAAACTCACCTCGTTGTGCTTGTAATCTAGCTTGTTCTAACGCTTGTTGTTGTCCACCGATACCAGATAATAAACCAAGCGTACGATATTGTTCGCCTAATTGACCGCCTAATAAACCAGCTTGTTGTTGCCTAGTTCTAAGTTCTAATTCTGCTTGATTGATTGCTGCTTGTTGCCTACGAACTGCATCTCTTTCAGCCATATTTAGTGCTTGACCAAACCCTGCTGAACGTAAGCCAGCGATTGTTTGTGCTGCTTCTTCAGCAAATGGTCTAGTAGCTTCTGATTCTATTAGAGCAGAACGACTACCACCAAACGCACCAGCTCTTATTGCTCTGGATTGCGCTTGTTGTTGCGCCATATCTTGTCGTCTTTGAATGTCTGCTAATGCAGGCTCTAAGACTTGTTCTGTGTAAGGATCTTGATAGCGAGCTATGTCGGTATCTAATAAAGATGCAGCTTGCACAGTAGGTGTGCCTTGTCTTGCTAAAGTTGCTAAATCAGCTCTAGGATCAAGAGCCATAGCTTGACCAAATAATCCTCTGGTTGCTTGCATAGCTTGCATTTGATCTGGTGTTAAACCAGCAACCATTTCACCTGTGTATGGTTGAAAAGGTAAATCAGCAGCAGCTAAACCTTTTTCGGATGCTGTTGTATAAAGATCTTTTAAATAATCAGGTACAAATGTTCTTTCTGATGTTTTTGATTTTCCTGCGCTCATAATTCTTTAACAATTAAATTTTCTTCTTGGAAACCAAGATGTTTAATCTTACGAATCCAACCTTTACGACCACCGCCATAAAGTCTTTTAACACCTATGGCTTTGGCAAATGCTTCTATAGAAGTTAGCATTTGTTCTAATTCTTCGTAATTACCGCCACAAAACATTAAATTCATAATAGTTATTTGTGGCAGACGAACTATTTCTGTTACAAAAGCCGATTCTTTGCCAGGCCATAAATGGAAAAATCCATGTCTTATTTTATCTTCTATGTCGTCTATTGTATAGGAATCTTGATGTTTTAGAGCAGGCTCAATAAATTGCTTGCAATAATCCCATTGTAGTTCCCAATCTTCTTTTTTAATCACCCTTTGCATATTCAATAATACTAATAACCAAATCTATATTTGCATGATTAACTTGCGCTTTGACAATCTCACCTTGCGTTAAAATAAGACCTGCATTGACTACTAATTCTTCTGTGCCATGTGCAGCTATATTATGTTGTTTAAATATAAAAAACTCGTTAGAGCTGGTATCAGTTATTGATATGTCTAAATTGGTTTGTTGGTTGCCATGATCGCAAGCAAATATGCCTTCTATTACAGCAAAGGTAAAATCATCACCGCTTGGTGCAGTATAAATAGTTTGTTGTGTAGTTGCTGCAAAAGAGTGTTTTACGTTTGTTGCTCTTTGAATATATTGCGGTTTAGCATCAAAGTCCATTATCTACGACCTCTAGGTTGTACATCTAGTCTAATCTTACCAACTTGAAAGTCTTGCGTAACATCGCCTTCTATTTTCATCTGCACTTGTCTAGCAGAAAATCTAGCATCGGTATAACCATCAGCATTGAAAGAAAAACTACCAAAGTCTGTATCTGCACCTAATGGTGTAAAACGACCAGTAAAACTTAAAGTTATTGCTGGCAAACTTGTAGTTTCTTCATCAGGTAAAATTTGATTTACTTGTGCAACACGATCCCCATTACCTATTTCCAATGGGCCTGTAAGACAAAAAGGTTTTCTTGTGCCTAATCCTGGTGAATTAAACAAAGCTCTTTTGTCGTGTTCATAAACAAAGCCACTAGAATCACAAGCTATCGGATTGTTAAAGACACCTTGATCTATCCAACAACCTCTATCGAGTTCACCAATAGACCAAACATTATCCAAATAGTTCCAAATAATATATTTGTTTGGTGTTAGTTGATCTACATCTCCTACTGGAAAAAACCACCAGATTTCGTTGTAGTCAATGTTGTGTGCGCCAAAGGTAGCTTGTTGGGTGTTTTGTTGTAAGTTGTCAAAGATAAAATCATGTACATCTGATTTAAGTTCTCTAACTCTACCATCGTAAGTAAAGAAAGAGTTTTCACTTATCCACGATAAGAACCCACCAGAAGATATGATTGATCTTGGACTGATTGCTTTACAATTTACCCCAGCATCTTGTATGCCATAAACAAACGGACTACCTGTGTAGTACAGCTTGTTTATACCAACATCGGTAAAAATAATAATATCGTTACCAAACTTAACTGCGTAATTTGCTTGACCGCCTGTAGCTATTTGTAAATCACCAGCAGTATTTCTAGCAGAAGATGTCCAAGTAGTATTATCTTCTCTATCAGACCA